TAATGCAAGGTCAGTGTTGGCGGATACATTACCTACCATGCGAGCATAGCCGGATTCTTGACCTACTTTGTGGGTTAATTCGTACCAGATGTTGAGCCAGTCACCGTATTGTTTGTCAATTTGGGTACCGCCAATTTCAAGTACTACGTTGTTAATAAGGGCATGGCCTACGTTGGAGACCCAAGCCCATTTGCTTGCGGATACACCCGCGCCTAATACGGCACGGAGGTACATTTTGGTTACAACGTCAGCGTTACGGGTTAATTGGACTTGTACACGGTTGCCGAAGTTGGGAGAACCAGTGAATGTTTGTTCAATAGATTCACTAGCGAAGTTGGTGTGTCTGCGATAGACAACTTTGAAAACGCGGTACCCCATAGTTTCCCATGGGGGCTAGACTATACCTTAAGCCTAAAAATAATTCTTTAATTATCTTATTTATTATTTTTAGACCCACTACCATCTAGTCGTTGAACTGCATCCATTTTATAAAGAGTTTAGCTGATTTAAATAATCTGACGCTAAATTTAATTTTTCTTCTAACGTTAATAATTTGCTTGTAAAATATTTCTTTTTACCTTTGGGATGATTTAATACTGCATATCCTTCTGATTGATAGACTTTTGGTCTTGGATCAAGATGAACTAAATACATAGGTAAATCATTTTTTTTATGAGATAGACTTAATTTTAATTTATGGTCATATGTTAATTCTTTACCAAAGAAATGATGATTTTCTCCTTTTTTTGCTTCACTAATTTTAGATTTAGTTTTATCAGTTCTTGGTTTATTGTAATTAAAATTTTTTGCACCTAATTTACTTTGTCGCATTCTTTCACGACTTTCTTCACAATGAACTTTTTTAGAATTTCCTCCCGAAGTAATATTATATCCATTTGGACATATTGAATTATATTGTATTATATATTCTTTTTCTTTTTCATCTAATTCATTATTACTTCCTTCATATAGTTCTTCTATTATGAAATTTTCAGGTGTATATTTCAATATTGCATTATGTAATGCAATACATCCATTTTGTTTACAATGTTCTGACCATCTTTTCTTTAATGTTCGTGTTGTTTGACCAACATAACATTTATTATCTATTTTATTTTTTATTAAGTATATTATTCCCATTTTATTACAAACTATTATATTTATTAATAACTCTTTATACTTTAGGACTTGGCTGCTGATAGCCCATCTATAAACTGTTACTTTTTAAACCCACGTAAGGTATTCATAACAATTTAACATCTTCTAAATTTTTACGTTAATTATCTATGCGATAATAGATCTAAGTTTTTACTCTTAGCCATCATGTATTTCTACTATGATTTCGTATTAGAAGTTTAAGGGGTTCCCAGAACAATTTGATAGTGTCGCAAATAGATTATATTAAAATAATTCTTTTTAATCTATTCACTAGCAACTGTAACATCAAAAATTGGCGCAATTTTTGAGATGGATACTAAACGGGTTATCCTTGAAATATCCACATATTCAAGGCGTGTTGCTTTTCAACCCTTTATTCAAAGGTGATTTGAGGATTACCAGTAAGGTATACATCTTGAGCGCCATAAGCAACGAGTTGAACTAAGCCACCACCCATTTTTTAGTATATACCTATATTTCAGAAAAAAATTTTTAGATATTTAACCTTAAATTAATTAAAATTTAATTAAAAACTAAATATTTTTTTTAAAAATTAGAAAAAATTAATTATTAATTAATTAATTTTTTATATAGTCCCTGATATTAACTTCATAAAAGTTATTAGTAAATCCAATAACCACTCTTGAGCGATCCATTCTCCTACGGTGATAAATCCACTTATACCTGCAAATATATTAAAAAATACAATTAAATTTCTATTAATTAATATAGAAAATACATCTGCTGATAATACAGATGCAATTCCATATCCAATTGCTCCTAAACCACTAATTAATGGTGCATATTCAAAAAGAAATAACAATGAAGTAACCCAAAAATTTGCAAGAAGTAAATTAGCTTTATCTGTTGGTAAAGTTAATTTAACTTTCTTTGAAAAAGCAAATGTTAAACTATATTGAGTATCTGACATTCTATTAATATTGTTATATATTTTAATTTTAACATATTTAATAATTAATTAATTAATTTTGTTTATTACTTAAATATTTTCTATATTTATAAGTATGTCAACTTTTAAAGAAAAAACAACAAAATATTCATCCTTTGTTAATAATAAAAATAGAAAAAAACAAGCGAATATTCAAGATACGGTTGATATATGTCATCAAAAAATGATGAATAATTTTAAAAATGGTCATCTATTAGTTGAAAAATTAAAATTAAAAATAGATAAATATAAATCAGAAATAATAAAATTAAATGATAACAAAAACGTTGAAAATAATATGAAAATAAAATTATTTCAAGAAAAATTAGAAATTTTTAAAAAAAATATAGAGGAGATTGAGAGTAATACTGCAGAACTTGATTATTTTTATAATACGGTTAGTATACTAGTTGATTACTATGACGCAGATCCAATTACTACAAATAAAGCAACTTTATTAAATGATTATCTTAAAATTACAAATCAAACAACAAATAAATTATCTCATAATTCTATCCTTGAATGTCCTGAATGTAAAACAGAAATGACTGTTCATCAACATGATGGATTAATTGTATGTACCGCTTGTGGTGTATCTAGTGAAATATTATTAGATACAGATAAACCAAATTATAAAGAACCTGTACAAGCGAGTAAAAATTATACCGCTTATAAACGAAAAAATCACTTAAATGAAAGAATTAATCAATTTCAAGCGAAAGAAACTATTGATATACCTAATGAAATTTATGATGAAATTAAACAAGAAATTAAAAAATTAAGATTAGATAACGATAGTATAAATCATAAAGTTATGAGAGATATTCTTAAAAAACTTGGTCATAATAAATATTATGAACATATCACACATATTATTTGTTTCTTAACCAGTAAACTTCCTATAACAATATCACGTGAAGCGGAACATAAAATAGATATGATGTTTGAAGAGATTCAAGAACCTTTTGAATTATATAAACCTAAAAATAGAAAAAGTTGTTTAAATTACAATTATCTAATGCACAAATTCTTTGAATTATTAGAATTAGATGATTATCTTATCTATTTTCCTTTGTTGAAAAATAGAGAAAAGTTACAAGAAGTTGATGGTACATGGAAACAAATTTGTGATCATTTAAATTGGGAATTCTTCCCCAGCGTTTAATAAAGATTGATATTTATTATATTTATATAAATAATCTATATTTGATTTCCCACCACCATATAAATTATTGTCATATTCTTTTAAAATATGTACTGTAGTCATAATTGGATTATGATCACTGTATTTAATAAATTCATGATCTTTTGCAGAAAATGTTATAGTATTAAAATCATTATATTTTTGAAAATTATTATACCCAATTACTCTATCACAATAACTTGGTATTCTATGACCTTTTTTACCATGTATATCATAACATGATATACAATCGGGTGTTTTACATGTATCGCTACAATATTCTTTTTCATCATACATAATAGTTTTACATGTTGGTGCATAATTATATATTTGTGATAAATCTTCAAATAATATATCTCTTTCTGCACCAAAACCATTATCTAATAAATAATTTAGTTGATCTTGTCCATTCTCATCTATTCTAAAATTTAAATCACCTGTCCATAAAATATTAAAAGACATAACAGGATCTAGTTTTGCTTTAAGATAATCATTTACTTGTAACATTGCATCGACGCGTTCTTGATAACCAAGATCAATTTCTTTTTTATTCATAGGTAAATGTGATGCAATAAAAAATAATGTTACATTTTTTCTTTTTTCTAATGTACTAGTTAATTGCACAATACATGTTCCTTTAGTAGAATAAATATTATGATTTAATATTTTATCTGGTTCAAATTTAAAATTATAATTATTATATAATGACGTAGATATTATTACTAAATTATGTACATTGTAATTTGGTAAATATGATTGATATACAGCAGAATGACATATATATAAATTTTTATTAAATAAATTTTTAATTGAATTTATAAAATATGATTGATAATTATCTTCTTGTGTTGATATAAAATATATAGTATTTAAATCTGGTATAAATATTTGTTTTAAACTATTAATAAATTTAAGCATATCCATTATATCTAAATTTTTTCTTTTTTCTTCATTTTTTTCATTTGAACTAATATGTTTATTTAATTCACTAATATTAAATGTAAATGTTTTAATTATCATTACTATAAAAAATGAAAAAAATTATTAATATGCATAAATACATATTAATAAACATTAGATATCTATAATGTCAGAAATTATAAATAAACGGATGGCGGCCTATATTAATCATAAATCATCAACATTATTTGAACGTATTAAACTTGCAATTTTAGATAAAATATTTGATGCTGAAAATTATGATGAATATGATATAGACGAAGATAATAACATTAATATTCAATATTCATTAAAAAGAGATGAAAATATAATTTTAGATTCTCATGATATTATTCAAGAA